GCATGTATTTTCGTGACCACGCCGACGTTTTGGATGAGGTCGTTATTATATGGTTTGACATTAGACAAACCACCTGAGACGGTGTTACTCACATATACAGTTTCACCCGTTAAGAATGTATCTGTGACAACACTGAGAGCCTTACCGTACGCGACTGCCGTACCCTCCTGACCCGGTGTGAGGAGCTGATTTGAGAGACCGATACAAGGCATCGTAGATGGATCATCCGATTTCGCGAGACCGACGTTCAGTATGTTTGAATTGTGGGTCCCTTTGACATAGACAGTATCACCCGCCTCGATGTTTACCCCGTTGAGATCGTTTCGGATTTTGATATAGGTGTGTACGGGATACTCATTGACCCAATCCGTCCCATCGTATATGAGTATCTGATCAGAGGCGGGAGCTGAAATCTGAACACTATTGAGTTGGTCAAGTTTGACTTCAACATTGGAGGTGAGGTCGGTCGTCAAAGCGGTCGTAGGGTTTGTAAATTGAATTGTGTTGGATGTTGTGTTCCCATGGTCAGAAACGACTTGGAGAGTGACATTCGAAAGGAGACCACCGTCACCGAAATAGGTCAAAGCTTGGATATTCGATGAGACGTACGCGTTCCCTTCGACGTGGAGTTCTGTGGATGGGGTCAAAGTCTTGATACCGACCCTGTTTTCTGTAGAGTCGACATAGAGTGTGTTCGTATCCACCGTGAAATCATTCGCGACCGACCCCGAAACCGCCGTGAGTGCACCCACGTTGGATGTTCCGTGAACATCGAGGAGGTACGCGGGTGCTTTCGTCCCGAGACCCACGCGACTTGTCTCGGTATCCACGTGGAGTGTATCCGTATCAACCGTCAAATTGGAAGAGACATACACATTACCTACAACATGTAAATTAGCATCAGGGTTCTTGGTCTCAATACCAACTGAGTGTGTCAGTGCATCTACATGGAACGTATCATCATCAACAGTTAAATTTGAAGAGACATACACATTGCCAACCACATGGAGGTTCGCGTCAGGAGTCTTGGTCTCGACTCCGACACTATGTGTCGTCGCATCCACATGGAGTGTATTATCATCAACTGTCAAGTTTGAAGAAACATAGACATTACCTACAACATGTAAATTAGCATCTGGGCTCTTGGTCTCGACTCCGACACTATGTGTCGTCGCATCCACATGGAGTGTGTCATCATCAACGGTCAAGTTTGAAGAAACATAGACATTACCCACAACATGAAGATTTGCATCGGGGCTCTTGGTCTCAATACCAACGGAGTGTGTCGTCGCATCCACATGGAGTGTATTATCATCTACAGTTAGGTTTGAAGAAACATACACATTCCCAACCACATGGAGTTTAGCATCGGGTACTTTCGTCCCGAGACCCACGGATTGTGTACTCGCTTCGACGTGTAGCGCATCTGTAGCCACGGTAAGGTCGTCGGACATGTAGACATTACCGACTACATGAAGTTCGGCATCGGGGTTCTTTGTTTTGATCCCAACGCGTTCAGTTCCAGCTTCAACATGAAGGGTATTTGTCGCGACGGTTAAATCATCGGACACATACACATTACCAACAACGTGTAAATTAGCATCAGGGTTCACTGTTCCAAGTCCTATGGACTTGTACTCCGCATCAACATGAAGGGTATTTATCGCGACGGTCAAATCATCAGAAACATAGACATTACCAACAACATGTAAATTAGCATCGGGATCCTTGGTTTCAATTCCTACAGAGTGTGCAGTCGCATCCACATGTAGAGTATCTTCATCCACAGTTAAGTTTGAGCTCACATAGACATTACCCACAATATGAAGGTTCGCATCTGGGTCCTTGGTTTCAATCCCTACAGAGTGTGTCAATGCATCCACATGTAGAGTATCTTCATCAACGGTCAAATTACTGGAAACATAGACGTTACCAACAACATGTAAATTAGCATCGGGGTCCTTGGTCTCAATTCCTACAGAGTGTGTCAATGCATCCACATGGAACGTGTCATCATCAACGGTCAAATTCGAAGAAACATAGACATTACCAACAACATGTAAATTGGCATCCGGATCCTTAGTCTCAATTCCTACAGAGTGCGCAGTCGCATCCACATGCAGAGTATCTTCATCAACGGTCAAATTGCTGGAAACATAGACATTACCAACAACGTGTAAATTGGCATCGGGGTTCTTGGTCTCAATACCAACGGAGTGCGCAGTCGCATCCACGTGTAGAGTATCTTCATCAACGGTCAAATTCGAAGACACATACACATTCCCACCAACATGAAGTTCCGCATGGGGATCTATCACTTTGATACCGATTTTGTTCCCCACAGAAAGAATATCTGTCGTGTGTGTATTTCCAGTCACATACAGAATATTAGAACCAAATTCATCCACGAAAAGGTTTGACCCGACATCCAATGTGTGGGTCGGGGTCGCATTCAAAATACCTACATTGGATTCTGTGAGGACTCTGCCGTATACTCGAACATCGAGTGTTTCATTTGTGTTTGGAACAATCACCGAACCATATGAACTACTGTCCGTGTATGCGAGTACGAGTTCATCCGAGCCTTCCCGAAATCCCATGGCGACATTCGACAATGGGCGATACATGATGATACCGAGATCTGAGGAGACGTTATATTTTCCAAGTTCTATGATTGGATCTTTTACAACAGTGTTTACAGTATTCACTGTCGTGAGCGCTCCATTCACAGTCATGTTCCCATCCACCACTAAATTATCTTGTATGTATGTGTTTCCTAACACAGTGAGAAGGTTTGAACCTTCAATGTCTATATTAAATGTCGAACCTACATCGAGTGTGTGAATGGGGGACCCATTAGCTACACCAACATTGGAGAGAGTCGTGACAGAAGTAATCGCGTTATTGAACGAGACTGTATTTGCGGTAACATTACCGTTAATCACAGCAGCTTCGAGTGTAAAATTGAGAATATCTTCAGCAATAGCCCCCGAGTCCATCACTTCTTTCGTGATTTGATTATACGCCAATACCGTGATATTCCGGTCTGAGAGATCTGTACGTAGACGTAGGGGTGTCATATACACAGAATCCGAAAAGGGTACATCAATCTGTGTGTCACTCGCGTTGAACACGATCGTATTTTCCGCCTGGTCATCGGTACAGTTTTTACCGAACCTAATCTTGGTGGAACGTTCCACTGTCGGCAAGTTCTTGACCATTTAATATAGAATGTCATTTTAATTTGCGTACAAGAGACCAGCCATACCGTTCTCGATACGGAGGATGTTATAATTGACCGCATAGATAGGGTCGTTGATAGGTAAGTCTTCGCTCATGATCTTGGCTGAAGAGAGACGACTGAAATTGAGAGTCCCTGTGGGTTGAAGGGAACTCGTTGATAAACAGAAGCAGTACAAGAAGAAATCGGGAGAAGTTACAAAGTTTGTGTGGTAATAATTCATGACATCAATGTAATGTGGTTTCCCCCATTTATAGTTACTGACGTCCAAACCATTAATGTTGAGTTTGACTTTATTAGATGTGGAGGTGAGTGCCCCATCTGTAGTCGTATCTGAAGATGCGAGATACTTGACAGGATGGTTAAATGTCAAGTCTTGTATGATCGTACCAGAAGCGATATTTTTCTGAACCTGTGTGATCAGGAGGTCATGCTTACGGGAAGCGATGTTCCCACGCTCTTCGTTATCGAGGTAATAATAGTTGGCGTAGCACTCGATGTTATAATCGGACGCCGCAGTGGCCCAATGAATACGAATTTCAACGTTGTGGTAATTGAGTGCCACGAGAGGGATGGCACATTGGGGTCCTTCACAAAAGAAGAACCGAAGAGGGTAAAAATACGATCGAGCGCTCACACCTGGATGTGTTCCGTTCGCACTCTTGGAAACATTCTGGGCGAACGTATCGATGGCAATCTTTTCCGTGAAGATCGAATCTTGGGAATCAATCAGAGACCCCCCGATATAGAGTTCCACTTTATCGATGATCGTGTCCCATCGCTGAATGTCGAGGGCTTGGGCGGTATCGTCGATCGTGAAATAGACATAACCGAGAAGGTCTCCAGATCGTTCGAATTGAACGCTGGACATAGAATTGTTTTTCACTGCTCCATGGATAGTTTGTTTTTCGATGGACTGTGAAAAATTAGCATGTCGCTTGAATGTTGAACTAAAGAAAGATATTTCAGGATTGCCTATGATGTATTCATCCTGGGCACCGATAGCGATCAATTGAACAATACCAGCGGACATGGTATACTACTTTAACGGGAGAAAATTACAAATTAGGTTTTCTACACACGAAACGAATTACGAGAAAGTTTTTATCACTGGCACCTGTGCGAGCGATCGTGGTGCCATCTTGGTTACGAATAGTGACATTGAAACGATCGACTCGACGAATCGGATCTATGTATTGTGTCGCAACTGGATATTCATCCTTGAAGGTTACAAAATTGTCTTCAGACTTTACGAGACTCGCAAACGAACCGCGAAGAATACTGAGCGGAGCCTGTCCATCATACACATTGGAGGTGCGATCACTGAAAATGGAGTCCAGCTGTTCGATTGATACATAACAATGTTCGGTGGCGACTGTCGTGTTAATACGAGCAGTGAGAAGTCTCGCTTGAACAACATTCTTCAGTGGCTGACTCAGAAAACATGTGAATGTATTAGCACTGTCTTGTCCAATAGTGTCAATTGTGATGGTGTGATACTCATAATTGAGGTCAGGAATCGATTCCGTCGGCGAAGTGATGAGAGCCATTTATAGTTAGCTTAGATTAAAGATCCACCGATCCCATCCGCGATTTCATAGTTTGCGAGATCGGACACAAACTTTTGAGCGCCACATAAGCCACCTGGGGTCAGGGACTTGGTGTAAGGGCTTCCACCCTTGCGACCCGGGGTACATTCGACCTTGTGTTCCAGGTCGAAGATGGAGCCTTCGCGAATGGGGGTCACTTTGATTGGCCTGGGCTGGTACTTACTGGTGTCACGGGTCATGGTGAGTACGACGATGATGAACATCAAGACACCGATGGACATGAGTGCATTGCGGTTCGTCTTGTTGAGGTTGAACATTTACTATAGGGTTATATTTTTTTAAAGTGCGTTAAAGGTAATTTTTTAGTTTCCATATAGAGAGTAGATGGACGAGGAAATCGTACTCGACCGCGGAACGACGAATGTTATGAAATTGGACGCCGATGAGCAGGCACTCATGGATGAGATTCAAATTTCGGTACCTCGCCACAAACCTGTGCCACGACCTACAGCATATAATGCCCCGCCCCAGCGACAACAGCATCAGGAAGCTATGGATGCGTTCGTAAATCCCAATAAACAGTCAGCTCCTCAGCAGCCCACGCAAGATGAAGAGATTGATTACGGTGAGGATGAGCCCTCATTTTATGATGATGAGCCCATGGGTCCCGGATCCCAGGAAGAACAACCTTCCAAGGGATATACGTCAGTGGATGAGGAAAAGTCCGATCTTCTCAACAAGTTAGCTCGTCTGGAGAAGAAGGGTTTTGCGGTTAATAAGAGACTGACCGCATACTCGAACGTGGATGAACTTAGGGCAGAGGTCAAGCGAATCACCTATAGCATTGATGTAGAACAATCGATCCGGTTCTCTCGACGAATGCTCGTCGCGTGTGTGACCGGTCTGGAATTTCTCAATAAGAGGTACAACCCTTTCGAGATTCAACTCGAGGGTTGGTCTGAGTCTATCATGGAAAATACGGATGATTACGATGGTGTTTTTGAGGAACTGTACGTGAAGTATCGATCGAAGGTCAATGTCGCCCCAGAAATCAAACTGATCATGATGTTGGGTGGTTCGGCGATGATGTTCCACTTGACCAACAGTATGTTCAAGTCTGTCATGCCCAACATGAACGATGTGATGAAACAGAATCCAGACTTGGTCAAGAACATGATGGCGGCTGTACAGAATACCACGCGAGCCCCTGGTGGTCCCGCCACTGATGCGCCAGTAGGAGGAACAGGTAATTATGAGATGCAGGGTCCCGGTGTGGATATTTCCAGTCTCATGGGTGGTATTATGATGCCTCCTCCGCCACCGATGAACACGATGATGGGTGGAGGTGTTCATGAGAGTATCGCGGACGATGATGATATGTCGGATATCATGTCCATCTCTGGTGACTCTACCGGGGGTGAGGTCAAGGATGTGAATGTTGGTGCTACTAAACCCAAGCGAACCAGGCGAAAAAAGAAGACGGAAATTAATCTCTAATTACTATATAAATGATAGCGTACTGCCCGCTGGAGGAACTGGATCCTCCTGTTCGGCAGGAGAAGCCTGTCATGAAAGAGGTAGAACCTCTCATTGGGCTTGAAGAAACTGAATTGAATTATGTCATCATGGCGTTCATTGCCGGTGTTGTTTTACTTGCCGTCTCTGATGTCATCAGGGCATAAATGTATATTGTATTTACCGTGGGGTATAGTCCCCCATAGTAAATTTAATAACCGAAAGAGGTTGGTATTTCTTCACTCGAAAAGTCATCCGGACCTCCTGTATTACCCGTGAAGAGCCCCAAGACTCCTCCATTTTTAGAAGTTACGAGTTCTACATATATATCATACGAATATTGACGATCGGCCGATGGATCGAAAGGTGTGATGATGAGCCCCTTTGTTCCCACGGATACAGTTGAGCTCCACGGGTACTCTGTATCCGCACTAAATATATTTTTGGTTCCCACTGCGATGATTTCATCGAGCGCACCTGTTGATTCATTGTGTGTCCCACCTTGAACTTCTAAAACGATCGTACTCATATCACGGACAGAGGCACTATCCAATCGTCTTACCATGGCAATTATCTTCGCATAGAACGCCCCATTTCCAAATCGGAACTGGATATCTTTGGATTTACTATCAAGTCGTATCAACGTTTTTGAATATCTTTTACATGCGACTTCATTCGAACCTGAGATAAAGCCACCACCGACATGAAGTGCTGTGTTCGCGGTTGCCTCACCGAGATCGACGGCGACTTGGTTACCCAGATCGATCTTACCATCGATTGAGAGATCACCCGTGATTTCAAGGTTACTGTTTATGATCATCTCATTCGAATATGGGTCGATATACACGTTACCCGAAACGTCACCGTAAATATTGGAGACACCCCCAATTGTTTTGATTTCTATTATCGCATTACTGGAGGTCGCACTCTCTACGCGAGCGGTTCCATTATAGACATGGAATTGTGTCATGGGTGCGGAGGTTCCCACACCGACATTACTCGTGTGTATCACGTGAAGACCGTCAGCCTCGGCGCCATTGTTCATGCCACCCACGACGATACCATGAATCGACCCAGATTCACTGTATCCTCTCACGTACCCACCATAGTTATTATTTGTGTTCAAACGAATACCGGTTTTCGTGTTGGTTCCAGGACTTTCGAGTTTAAGAACGTCTATGTCTGCTGTCACACCCGAATAGATGTGTACATTCGCAGTCGGTGCGCTTGTTCCAAATCCGATGAGACCCTCGTGTGTGAAACGAGCGTATTCAATGTCATTTTGTTTAAACACAATCGGTGATGTACCTAAACTATCGAATGTGTTGTTGAAACCACCAGACGTGAATATATCCAAGTTACCAAACTTCAGTTTCTGTGTCGAACCAAACTCTAAACCGCCATTCACGAAAAGAGTCGTACCCGCATCAAGCGCCGTTTCTCGGACAGGGTTAGGATCACCCATCATGATTTTACCATCAGTACGTAAGAGCATTGAACGACTGAGATTTGATCCGTTTTCTATAGCATCTTCAATCAATTGACCCGTTATAGGTGTATTCGTGGAGTATATTTGGAACAAGTGTTCAGCTGCTATGGACCTGATTCGATCGGGACCCGCACCTGAAGTCGAATCTGTCCCTTTAAAGAACAATAATTCGGATATACCGTCATCGGCATCGTATAACCGCTCACGTATAAACGCGTTACCAAATT